CAAACGTATAGATATTCTCGCCCGTCGCGGGCTTTAGTCCAAGTTTCCGTTTTGCCACACGCAGGGATCCACAGTTGGTTGTTCGCTTTGATAGTCATTGGTTTGCCTTAGTTCAGCCGCCATGATTGACGGTCTGGAAAGCCTGTGGTTAGGTTTCCCCAGCCACAGGTGATTGTGTTCGGTCAGGTGTGCGAGTAGATCGGGTCAGTCCCGTCAGGCTCGCGTCTCTTTGGTTTCCAGAGAGCCGTTCGCTTCGTCCCGCTCAAGTCGCGTCGGGAAGCCTTGCCTAGTTCACCGCTCTGACGGCTCGCTAGATTCAGCATCGAACTATGTAGCAAACTACAGTGTGACCCATCGGTATGTCAAGTAAATCGCTTGAGAAAATAGCCCGATTTCGTCAACTGGTTCTGGAATCGCGCCGAAACCCTGCTACAGAGATCCGTATGACCGATGTAAGATCGAACAAAAGAAAAAAAACCGGCGCGCAGAGCGGCAAAGAAGCGAAAATCGCTGCTGAGCAACGCAAAGCGATGAAAGAGCAACTAAAGCAAGACTGGCTCAATGCTTATGTTGATGTGGGTTGGCGAAAAGCCTGCTCAAATGTTGGTGTTTCGATGGCTCTTCCAACGTACTGGAGACTGCACGATGAGCAGTTCGCCGAGGACTTCGCTGTTTGCAAGGCGTATCAGGCTGATCGCTTGGAAGCGGTGCTTGATGCGACCGCGTGCGGTGAGAATGACTTGACTTCGCCGCAGGCGCAGTTGCTCAAGTTCAGGCTGCAAGCACTGCGGCCCGACGAATACCGCGACCGCGTGAGTGTCGAGCAGTCCGGACCCGGCGGTGGGCCGATCAAGATCGAATCCGGTGAAGCAGGACGCGGGATGGAACTTCTGGACCGATGGATTGAAACTGACTGACGAAGACAAGCGGCTCGCTTCGGCGCGTCGGAACGTGCTGCTCGCAGGCGGCAGTGAACAAGCCGACCTGATCGCTGTGTTCCGCGCCGACCCGGTGATGTTCATGCGGTTCTGCTGCTGGACGTTCCATGTTCGCGATGTTGATGAGCATGGAATCGAGCATCCCACGACTCGCCCCGATGTACCGTTCAATCCTTGGCCCATACAGGCCGCAGCAGCCCGCACGATCGCGGCTGCCGCTGACGGCGGTCACGATGTCATCCTCCGCAAGAGCCGTGACATGGGGGCCTCGTGGCTCCTGTGTGCAATGGCCGTCTGGGGCTGGCTCCTCCGCGACTGGCAGGTCATGCTGGTCAGTCGTGTAGAGGACTTGGTTGATCGCACGGGCGATCCCGATTCCCTCTTCTGGAAGATCGATTACTTGATTGAGGCACTTCCGTCGTGGCTACTCCCCGCCCCGGCTGCGGAGTTCGTCAAGGGCAGCGGCAGGTTCCGCCGTCACTTGATGCTCCAGCACCCGGCCAGCAGCGCGACGATTAGTGGGCAAGCGGCGACCGCGCACATTGGACGCGGTGGGCGACGAAACCTTGTCGTGTTCGATGAGTTCGCTGCACTTGAGAACGCCGAGGCTGCGTGGCGATCGGCGGCTGACTGCACATCCTGTCGGGTTGCCGTCAGCACGCCGGTCGGGCCGGGAACGCACTACGCGACACTGGTCGCACAAGGCCGGGCAACAGGCACGCCGACGCTTATCGAGATGCTGTACACGGATCACCCAGAGAAGTCACGCGGGGCCATGGAACGCCTTGACACTGACGGCGCGATCACCGGGGTCGCAGGGAGCGAGTACACATGGACTCCGTGGCTTGCAGAACAGGTCACACGCCGCGACCGCGTGGACCTTGCGATCAACGTCTTCGCTGAGGAGGCAGCAGGCGGCGAGCGATTCTTCGCAGCCCGTGACATCGAGCGTCAACGCGGCAACGTCCGGCAGCCCCGGCGATGTATCTACGACGGCGGCGAACTAGTGGACAGTCCAAGTGGCCCTTGGCGCGTGTGGGAAGACCCGGACCCAGCGGCTGAGTACGTGTGCGGCGTTGACCCAGCGTACGGCACGGGCGCCGCCAACTCAGCGGCGTGCATCCTGAACGTCAGGGACATGAGCGTTGCGGCAGAGTTCGCTGACCCGTTCATCGGTGGACACGACCTCGCATCGGAACTGGTGCGGATGATCAAGCATGTATTCAAGGGGCGGCGGCAGACGCTGCTGGGCTGGGAGCGGAATGGCCCCGGCGCATCCCTGCAACACGACGTGGACCGCACGGGCTGGACCGCTGTGTTCAAAGAGCGGATCGTCGGCACTATCGACGAGAAGCGAACCAAGCGGGTCGGCTGGACATCGACAAGGCACACCAAACGCGCCCTGCTTGGTCGGCTATCGACCGTACTGAGTCGAGGCGAGATCGTGCTGTACGGCGAGGAAGTTCTGACTGAACTGGGCGACTACATCTTGTACGACACAGGCGGACTTGGCCCCGGTCGGCTCCGCAGCGAAACAAGCGGTGCGAGGGAGGCACACGGCGACCGTGTGATCGCCTTGGCACTTGCACTACTGCTCGCTGAAGACGGCGGGCTTGGACCCGAACCAACAGAGCGGCTCCCGGACTTCAGTCTCGGCGCGGTTCTGAACCACGAGGAGGTTCTCAATGGCTAAGCAGACACCGTATGAAAAGTTCTTGGAAAACACCACCGGCATGGGGCCAGTCCCCGGTGCAAGACGCACAAGGGGCCGTCCGGATTGGAAAGCCAAAGCCCGCAATAAGCCGAATAATGCGCGGATCAACCGGGAAAGCAGCATGTCCAGCGGCAAGGGCAGCGGAGGCGGTCCCCCCGGGCTGGGGCCATGATGACTGAGTCTTCTGGCATCGGTGACACGCTGGCAAAGGCGATCAAGGCCGCAACAGCGGGCAAGGTCAAGCCATGCGAAGGTTGCAAGAAACGCCAAGAGGCATTGAACCGCATGGTTCCGTACAAGCGAAAGCGCAAGTGCAAGTCGTGCGATAAGGCGAAGCAGAACGATGATTGAGTTCGATCTAACACGTTGGCAAGAGGAGTTAGAGGTTGCGGAGGCGTTCCGCGACCAGCACCTATCCTCGTGGTCTGACTTGATTGGCAGGCTTACCGGACCCGATTACCGTGGCGACACTGCTGGCCCCGGCGACCCGGAGAATTTTGTCCACCAGTACATCGCTCTGATTCTTCCCCGCATTGTCTACGACAATCCGAAGGTATCGATCACAAGCCGAACACCGCTCTCACAGGTTGCACTCACGCCCAAGATGGAGGCGGCTTGCAACTCGTGGGTGCGGTTGACGGATCTGCGGACTACGCTCTCCCGCATCGCAACGGACATGCTTCTGGGGTTCGGTGTTGGCATGATCGCCAACGAGCCAAGACGCAGCATGCGGACCATCGACGGCAACGAGCCATGGCTCCCCCGGCTGTACCGTCTGGACCCGCACGACTTCATCATCGACCCGCAGGCGACCCACGCCGAGGAAGCGAGGTACATGGCTCACACGTACCGGATCGACCACGATGACCTGATCGCGAAAGCAGAGGTCGAGGACGGGTGGGACTTGGATCTGGTCGAGTCCATTGGCAGCAGCAACGATGACAGCAAGCGAGACATGCTCGCGGGCCGGGAAGGGCCAGACCGCAGGCAGGTGACGGTGTACGAGATTTGGGTGCCTGAGATCGACACTGAGGCAGAGGTGATGGACTTCCTCAACGACACCAACATGCACAGCGGCAGCATCATCACGGTGATCAAGGGCCAAGCGAGCAGCGAGACAACGGCCTCATACGGCTTCGCTCGCGAACCCCGACCGTACTACGGGAGCCACCATGGCCCATACGTGATTTTCGGGTGCTACAACGTGCCGGATGATCCGTACCCGCTTAGCCCAGTGGTGTCACTGCTGCCCCAGATTGCAGACCTGAACGATCACCTGCGGAGCATGACACACTCCGCATCTTGCTACAAGAACATCATCGCCACGGACAGCCGCAACCAGAAACTCGCCAACGACATTCGCGACCGGGAAGATTTGACTGTTGTCCTTGTGGACGGTCTGGACCCATCTCAGATCGTCCCGATTGAAGTCGGCGGGATCACCGCCCAGCAGGTGACGTATGCGGGCCTGACCCAAGACCGACTGGATCGCGTCTCTGGCATCCACGATGCAATGCGTGGGAACGTGACCGGCACTGCCACGGCCACCGAGGTGGCTATCGCTGAGTCAGCGGCGGGCCTCCGAATCGCCCACCTCAAGCGAGAGTTTGCCGACGCAGCCTCCCGCGTGGTGTCTGCAGCCATGTGGTACATGTTCCACGATGGCCGGGTGTCCTTCGCGATCGGGGACGAAGCCATGGCCCTCGCGTTCAGCCCGGACGGCGTGTTCGTCGGCGGAACGGGTGTTGGGCTGTTTGAGGATCTCATTGTGTCGATCGACGCGATGTCGATGGAGAGAGTGAGTGAGGTACAGCAACAACGAAGGGGGGGAGAGTTGTTACAGGTGATTGGCACACTCGCCCAGCAGATGGTCGTTTCACCGTGGGTTGACTGGAAACGTGTTCTGTCAACGGTCGGTGATTCGATCAACGTGCCAGAACTTGGCACGATCCTCGATCCCAAGAGACTACAGGAGGCGGTCCAGCAGATGCAGCAGCAGCAGCAGCAGCCCGAAGCCCAAAACCAGAGCAACGGGAGGAAGCACAATGCCACTGTACCTGTTTGAGGATGTAACGACCGAGGAACGTGTCCGGCTCCCCTACGCCATGGTAGATGCACCGTCGATCGGAAGCGTCGTTTCGACGGAAGACCGGAAGTTCCGCCGCCTGCCCGAGACTGACATGCAGATCGATGTGGGCGCAATTCGCTGGAAGTACCCATATGTGTCGCAGTCACTGCCCCGCAACCTTGAGGGCTGCGAGACAAACCGGCAAGGCAAACCAATTATTCAATCCCGTTCTCACGAGGCGAACGTCGCCGCGAAGCACGGGTACAAGCGTGACTATTGAGGAGTATGGACATGTCCGATGATATGAACCCAGAAGTAGAAGAGACACCCGAAGCGGTCGATGCAGCAGAACCAACTGAGGCACCGGCGGCTGAAAGCGTTCCGACTGATGAAGCGTTCCCGTCAACCGACGATGACGTGGTCGATGACGATGTGCTGAACGAGTTGATATCTGACGAGGAACCCACAGAGGAACCCGAGATAGACACAACCCCAGAGACTGGCGACAGGTCGGTGTATGAGCAGATCCTTCGCCGTGACAACGTCCCGCAGGAGGTCATCGAGTCTCTTGATTCCGCCACCGCCAAAGTCTGGGCCGAAAGGGCTGGCAAGAGGCAGGCAGATGTGGATCAGTACGCGAACCGTTTGCGAGAGATGGAAGAGAGATTACAACCCGCCCAACAGGCGGAAGACGGGCAACCGGCTGTTGAAGCCGAGCCAATCCCCGATGCGTTGCGTGACATCATTGGTGATGATGCAGCAGAGACTGTTCAAACCATGATTTCCGAACGCGCTGCTGAAGCCACCAAACAGGCGGTCCAGCAGGTCACCCAGCAGCAACAGCACCGTGCCGTTGCTCAACATGTCGTGTCCCAGATACAAACGGCAGATCACCAGACCCGAACCCTGTACGGAGACAACGCTCCGTCAAAGGAAGCGGTCATAACTGAGATGTCTCGTTTGGGCCGCGCCCATCCCCAATCATTTGACTCCGTTGGAACAATGCTGACGCAGGCTTACAAGAATCTAGCGGGTGATCCGCCGGTTCAACGTAGGCCCGCGAAACGTCAGCCCTCTGCCCCCAAGTCACAGCCACGAAGGCCCGCGAAGACACCTGAAAACGTCGAAGATGCGGCCCTTGATGTGCTGATGAGTGGTGGTTCCCAAGAGGACGTACAGCGGAGACTTAGAACATAACAAGGAGCCTGACCAATGTCTGGCAGTCCTATTACGGTCTTCAACGACTTTATGAACACGACCGGCCCGACGTACTTGTCGAATGCCGAGTCCGTGATCAACGAAGCCGTGAAGAACACTTATGCGTTCTCTCGCCTTCTCAAGGAGAAGGGGACTGAGCGTACTATTCAAGGCGGCACAGAAATCCGCGATGTCATCATGTTCGATGATGGCAACACATACGACCACTACCTCCCGAACGAGGCGTTCACATGGCAGAACGTGCAGGTAACTGACACGATCTCTGCCCCGTGGCGTTTCACGATCGACCACATGTCGTGGACCGATCAAGAGGTGGAACTCAACATCTCCGCCGGTTCGTCCAAGGAGGCGGCTAAGGTTCAGTACAAGAAACTCAAGCGGATCAAAGAGCAGCGTCTCTGGACTTCGATCACGAATGGGTTTGAGGCTGACCTGTGGCAAGGCACTGACGGCAACTACGCCCAAATGGAAGGGTCTGGCGGCAAGCGTCCATTCAGCCTCCCAGCGTTCATCACCGAGCATCTGCTTGGTGACACAGATGACGAAGCGGTCACTGGCGAATTCGCCCAGCGTGGTTCGGTCCCAACTGACTGGACCGATGTCATGGGCATCGACCCGTCAGAAGAAAACCGTTGGAGCAATCAGGTCGAGTTCTACGACCCCGCGCAGACCGATCCGAACGAGGCGCGTGCCGAGGAAACGTACACCGACCACAACGCGGGTACGTGGTACAGCGGCGGGATCTTCCCGGCGTTTGACAACATGTTCCTCAAGTGCCAATTCGTGCCACCAAGCACGAAGCAGCAATACTTTGAGAACACGCTCCTCAATCGCCAGATGATTCTGTGTTCACGCCTCGGCGCGACTCAGTACAAGCGTGCGCTCCGCGAGAGCAATGACCTTCTGGTATCACCATCGGACCCGGCGTACAACAACCCGACGTTCAGTGGCATCGAACTGATGTACTGCGCTCACCTTGATGACGCACAGTTGTTCCCGATTTCATCTAGTGGCGATCAGCGTACAGCCCACGATGATACGGAGGCATGCGCGTCAGACACCGGAACGGAATTGACTGCGATCGATGCGGGTGCTAGGTACTACTGGATCAACGGATCGTACCTCACGCCGATCATCCACTCGCGTCGTTACTTTGCGAAGCATGATGTCATGCGTTCGCCCGCACAGCCGTTCACGCATATCCA